GCTTGCCGGTGGATTCGATCAGCTACAGACCCAGCTCTCGGGCCTCGAGGGTTCTGCCGACGGCGCAGGAGATGCGGTTGACAATACAGCCGAGATACTGCGCGAGCGCGAGCAGCTAGAGCGCGAACTGCTGAGATTGCAGGGCAACACCCTCGAGTTGCGCGCCCGCGAACTGGCCGAATTGGACGAGAGCAACCGTCCGTTACAGCAGCGCATCTGGTCGCTTCAGGACGAGCAAGAACGTCTGCGGGAGCTAGATCGGGCACAGCAAGAACGTCTGCGGGAGCTAGAGCGGGCACAGCAAGAACGTCTGCGGGAGCTAGAGCGGGCACAGCAGGAGCGCATACGACAGATTGAGCGCGAAGCCCAAGCGATGGATCAGGCCCGCTCCACCCTGGCTGGCTTCACCACCTCGATTAACGACTGGCTGGCCCAGCTTAGGGGCACCGATGCCGGCATGGGGACGCCGCAGGAGCAGCTATCCGCGACACGCAGCGATTTCGCCTCACAGCTGGTGCTGGCAGAATCCGGGGACCGTGCTGCGCTCCAGTCGATCACCCAATATGCCGACCGCTACCTGCAAGCCGGGCAGGGCATGTACGCCTCTGGCGCCGGCGCCCAGCAGATACGCAGAGAGATCGAGCAGGCGCTCAGCTCGCTGCCTGACGTGCTGAGCCCGGAGATGTTCCTTGCCGAGGAGTTCCGGGGAGCAATTGGCGAGCAGACTGCGACGTTATCTCAGGCATTGGATCTCAACAGGGACGGCACCGTATCTGCCATCGAGGAGCTGATCTCCTCCGGCATGACTCGCACTGACCAGCTCGCCGTGATCCTCGACCGCGAGATGAGCGAGCTTGGCGCGACGGTGCTTACTGAGGCTCAGGTACGACAGGCATTGGCACCACACGCAACCGATGCCGAGATAGACAGGCTGATCCGGGAAGTTGATGTCAATGGCGACGGAATCATCTCAAAGCAGGAACTCACAAACAGTCGTATCAGCGGTCTTGCAACCGGCATCGGCAGCGTTCTTGAGCCGATGTTCGACAATATCGATCTCGATGCAAGTGGGCTTATTGACTACAAAGAGTTCGAACGGATATTCGCTGGAATGGCCACTGATTACCAGCTACGGAGGATATTCAGTGAGCTCGACACTAACGGCGACGGGCAGATTTCTCGGCTTGAGGCGATAAAGGGCAGCTCTTCTGGCGCGAACAGTAATCTCGATGTGCTGGCCGAAGGGGCCCATTCAACGCTCGATCAAATAGAGCGCATGGATTACCTCATGAGGTATCGTGGCATTTACACAAGGTTCCCGGAAACCTTCTTCCTTCCAAATTCCGAAGGGCATGCCAACGTATTTGCCAACACATTTGCCAATGTTTTCCGTGGGAACGGTATCGGTAATGAGGGAGTAGCTTACGCAACCGGCGGCGCTTTCATCGATGGTGCCCAGGCGTTCGCCAACGGCGGTGCATTCACCAACTCGGTCGTCGATCAGCCCACCAACTTCAACATGGGCCTGATGGGCGAGGACGGGCCCGAGGCGATCATGCCACTGACACGGCACAGCGATGGCTCCCTGGGCGTGCGTGCGGAGTTGCCGTCCCTGCCGCCTCTACTGGGCGCCGGTGATGTGGTGGAGGTGCTGCGGGACCTGCGCGACGAGAACCGCAAGCTACGCGATGACGTGAACCGCCTGCTCACCGAGAGCAACCAGCACACTGGCAACACCGTCAATGCCGTGGCCAACACGGGCCGACTGGCTGCCCAGCAGCGTGATCGGATGCTCGATGAGCAGCGCGCACAAACGCGAGCCACGCGGATGACGAAGCGAGGGCGGGTTGTATGACGGAGCAACAGTACCAGGCGTGGCTGGCGGATCTGACGGTAGAACGCATCCTGCTGGCCGAGCTGGAGCATGCCGAGGGCGTGGAGTACGTGGCCACGGCGCCCTATATCAGCCGGCCCACCGACAGCGTGCCGAACCGGCCCTATGACGACATCCTCAACCAGGCGGTGGACATCAGCACCCGCATCGACGGACTGATCAGCTTCGGCGATGTGTCGCTGCTCGATGACGGGCGCCTGGAGAGCTGGCTGGGCCGCGCCTGGACGGGCCACCCCATCCGCCTCTACCTGGGCGGCCCGGAGTGGAGCCTGGACGATTTCCGGCTGTTGGCCCGTGGCCGCAACGGCGGGGTGACCGAGGCCCGGCGCGGCAGCCTGACCTTTGCGATGGAGGACGAGAGCCGGATTCTCGACGAGGTGATCGACACCGGTGAGCTGCCGGACGACGCCGGCCCGGTACCGCTGGTACTGGGCAGCGTCTACAACGCGCCGATGCCAAGGGTAGAAACCACCAGCGTGACCTACCGGGCCAGCTACCTCGCGCTGACCGGTGTGACGCCCAAGGACAACGGCAACCCGGTGAGCTACACCGCCGACCTGGCTGCCGGGCGGGTGACTTTGGATGCCACGCCGGTTGGTGAGGTCACAGCGGACCTCGAAGAGGCTCACAACACGCCGCCGTTGATTGCCCAATGGGTAGCGGGTCAGTACGGCATCGCCGTTGCTGAGATCGGCCTACCGGCCTACCGGGTGGGGCTCTACTACTCCGGCGAGGTGACCGGGCGCCAGGTGCTCGACGACCTGTGTGCTGGGCTGGGCGCCTACTGGTACCTCAATGCCCTTGGCGAGCTCGTGGTTCGCCAGCACCAGGCCCCCACCGGACCCGCCGACCTGACCCTTGTCAGCGACGAGATCGTCTACGACCAACTGACCCTAGCCGAGACCCAAGCGCCCTGGAAGTCGCTACGTCTGCGCTGGGGCCAGAACCACTCTCCGCTCAACCAGCTGGCCGGCACCGTGGCAGCCAACCAGCCGGAAGAGGCCGCCCGTCTGAAGCGCGACTGGAACGACAGCCATGCCACCCAGGCGGTAGGCGATTATCCGCTGGCGGAGTCCGCCGAGCGTGACAGCTGTATTCAGGACGCGGCCGATGCTGCCACCGAACGCGACCGCCTGCTGGCCATCCGCAGCGTGCGCCGCGACGTGTGGGAGATCGAGGCGTTCCTGCCGCCGGTCTCGGTGGGGGATGTGATTGCCATTGAGCACCCCCGCCTGGCGGGCCGGCTGGGCCGGGAGATCGGGGTAACACGCTCGCCCACTCGTGGCGTTTCGACATTGGAGGTATGGGTGTGATCGACCGGATTCGACTGATCGTCAACAACGAGCATGACATCGCCACGCTGACGGCGACCAGCGAGGCAACACCCATCGCCTATACGCAGCGCAGCGGCAGGAGCTACGTTTGGCGCTCGGCAGATACGCTGGAGCAGACCATCACCGCCACCCTGCCCTGCTCTGCCTACCTCAGCGGCCTGGTTATCTACAACCACAACCTCACATCGCTCGGCACCATTCAGGTTGAATATCTACTTAACGGACAGGTGGTCTACGACAGCGGCGAGATCATCGCCGCCGATCTCATCCCGCTGGGCATCTGGCGGGCAGGCATCGACCCTTGGGGCCAGCAGGATCTCACCGAGCTGCCTACCGTGCAATACAACGTGTGGACCAGCTCCACCCTGGTGGACGGCTACCGAATCACGCTCAAGGACCCCGACAACCCGGATGGCTACCTCGAGGTCTCGCGGATCTTCGCCGGGGTGAGCTACTCACCGCAGATCAACCCCAAATACGGCCTGAGCCTGGAGTGGCAGGACTTCAGCGAGAACCAGCGCACCGAGTCTGGCTCGCTGCGCACCGTGGGCGCGGGCACTGCCCGGCGGCTGACCTTCGACCTTGGCCACCTGGATGACGTAGAGCTGACCCGCCTCTCTCGAGAAATGCTGCGCAGCGGTAAGGGGCGAGACATCTACGTCAGCGTCTACCCCGGTGCCGGCGGGATGATGGAGGCCGAACACGCCTTCGTGGCCCGTCGCGCCTCGGACTACGCCCACGGCCACACCTTTTACCGCAACTGGGAATCATCCCTGGAACTTCAGGAGGTATAAGCGATGGCGACAGCGCCAAGCGTGCCGAACTTCTCGCAGTACAACTTCGAGCTCGGCGACACCAATCAGGTGGTGACAAAGCAAAACGGCATGAACGCTGCCCTGGAAGCGTTCGGCAACGGCCTGGGGGCGATGACGCAGAGCATCAACCAGGACCTCTCCACCATGGAGGGGCTGAAGGGCGACACCGAGGACGCGGCCCAGGCGGCGGCGGGTTCGGCCAGTGCGGCCTCGACCAGCGAGACCAACGCTGCTGCCAGCGAGGACGAGGCCGAGCAGTGGGCAACGTCCCTGGCGCTTGTCGATGGCGTCAACTACGGCTCGAAGAAGTATGCTCAGGACGCCAGTGCCAGCGAGAGCGCCGCCTCGACCAGTGAATCGAATGCAGCGGCCAGCGAAGTAGCCGCTGCCTCCTCGGAAGCCAATGCGGCGGCCAGCGAGGCAGCCGCTTCCATCTCCGAGACCAATGCGGCAGGCTCCGCCTCCGCTGCTTCCGTCTCAGAATCCAATGCGGCGGCCAGTGAGTCTGCGGCGGCGACCTCCGAGACCAACGCCGGCGCCAGTGAGCTGATGTCCGAGAAGTGGGCTGAGAACCCCCACAACACCGCAGTGGTCACCGGCAAATTCTCGTCTCTCCACCACGCCACCGAGGCTGAAAGCCACGAGGCAGCGGCCCTGCAGAGCGCCGTGGATGCCTCCGGCTCCGCCACCGCCGCTGCGACTAGCGAGACTAACGCCTCCGCTAGCGAGTCTAACGCTGCAAACTCTGCCACCGCTGCGGCTGCTAGCGAAACTAGCGCTAGCACTAGCGCTGCTGCCGCAGCCAATTCGGCAAATAATGCGTCTCAGAGCGCTCAGTCAGCCGCCGAAAGCGAAACTAATGCGGGCGCCGCCCTGTCGGATTTCCTCAGTCGATACCTGGGTCCAAAACCGACGCCACCAACCACCGACAACGACGGCCAACCATTGCAAGTTGGTGCTCTTTATCTGAGCACAGCCAGCGGTGACGAGGGTATGCGCTACTGGGACGGCAGCCAGTGGCGTAACGCTTATGCCACAATAGACGGCACCACCTGGATCGACATTTCCGGCAAGCCCGAAACCGCCACGCGCTGGCCTACCTGGACGGAGGTAACTAACAAGCCAGCGCTTTTCTCTGGAAACTACAAAGATCTTGCTGGTGTGCCAAAGACGTTTACCCCCTCGGCACACACGCACGAAGTCAGCGACATAGACGGACTTCAGGCCGCTCTGGACGGAGCAGGCACCCGCGCCATCACCCATACGCTTACCGCGCCCCCAACGGTGCGCGATGTCGCCACCTGGCGCATCGAGGCCAGTGCCACGAGTCGCCATGTGGCGGGCATCGTAGTGGCGTTCGAGGTGACGTGGTGGGATGGCGTTACCGAGACAGTTGCTGCCAGCGGCGGTGCGGCGACACTCTCCCGCGCGGTGGATCAGCCGGTAGGCGGCACGGTATCCGCGACCATCCGCGCCCTGGATGACATCGGCAATGCCAGCCAGCGCGAGACCGTCACCGCTGACGTGGTGGCCAATGCGCCCCCCGCCGGCCCGATCACGATCAGCGCCCCGACACAGACCGGGAAGAACAGCACGTTCCAGGTGTCGTTCAGCGGCGCGTCTGACCCCGATGGCGACCCGATCACCTATACCGTGACCGACGCCGGGACTTTCGTGTTCGCTAAGACGAGCGGCATCGCCGATGGCGAGATCGTCGAGGTCACCGCGCCAGACATTGCCAACGACACCGATGTGATATTCAGCGTGGTAGCCGTGGATGACGTGGGCAGCCAGTCTGCTGCTTACAGCAAGACGATCACCGTGCTTGCCGCCCAGGTCATCGGCGTGGCGCTGCGCGCAACCGGCGGCCCAGGCGGTACGTGGGAGCACATCGACGAGGCGGGCAACCCTATCGCCTCACCAAGTACGGCTTGGTT